ATGGGCTTGTTATAGGCACTCATTACATTATGATATTCTGTAGGGTTGGGCATGTTGACAAATGTGGTATCAAAATCAATCCATGTGATGGAATCATATGCCTTATACAGACTGTATAATGTGATGCCCAATCGTAGTGCTGCCACTTTGTGACACCATCTCCAGGGCTGATTTCGATAGTCTGATGAAGTATGTGATGTCTTTAGTTCGTTCATTCGTCTGAATAATTCTGGGCTTTCAGTGGGCCAATGGTTAATGGCCTTTACCCAGGCAGGACACCATGACATATTGGTATCTTCAGTGTACACTATCAGATCGTACTGTTTTTTAGGAAATGTATGAAAAAACGAATATCCATAGTCTTCATACAATTGTTCATTGGCTGATGTAATAAAAAGACTGGACATAATGAATGAGCTGTAGCAACAATGTCAGCAAAGTAAAGGAATGCTACAGCTCGTACATATTTAAACTATTTTGTGGAAGTGCCCAACAGGGCTGAACGGAGAGAACTGCCCTGTTGGAAGGATTATATCAAAAATGGCAAATTGTTGATATGAATATTATTTAGTGTTTTTAAGGATTATGCCCACTGCAGTGTGGCAATACTTTTTGTCGCACTTGATTCTCCACACAATATCATCAATCTCAACTGATTCATCATACCTAAAAGGCCATGTTCTTGCATAATGCAGTGTGACTGGTTGCATCTTGGATGCCAAAAACTGATTGGTACCACATGCCACACACTTTTTTATGGCATGAAATTGATCAGGTGTTAGTGTGGGATAATATTGAACTTTCATTACAGCATCATGATCAGTGCCGCAATTATGCCTAACAGTTGTGCAAACACAGCACTCACTGCCCATAAAAAGTATTTTTTAATGTTGGCTATGTCGTCTTCAATGTGTGTTAAATGATTATTTTGGATTATCTCCAATCGTTGTTCTATTAGTGCAACTTTTTTGTCTAATTCGTTTAATTTTGTGTCCATTATGATATTGTAGCACCCAGTGCAACCACTTTCCATGCAGAACCATCATACACTGCTAATGTTTTTGATCCTGAATTACCGTTGGAACAGTATGCAACATCGCCCTCAGTTTTGTCAGTTCGTGCATTTAGTTGTGCCAGTGTTTGTGGATTAAGATTAAGCACATCTTCAATTTTGACTTTGCCTGTGGCAGGGTCCAGTGTTAATGCATTTGTGGCAGATGAATTAATTTCGTCTGGCAGTTGTACTGCTGAAATTTTTGAGTTTGAATCTAGTCCTGGTACTCCATTTGCTGCGTTTCGACCATTAATAATTGATGTAATTTCGTCTAGTGCGGCTTTTAGATCAGCTCGTGCATTTGCTGGTGAGTCTGATGAAGCATCCAAATTAAGAGTGCTAATGTTTCCTGCTGTTCCCCATGTCATAGTGTGTGTTTCTCCATGTTTTTATTTAGTTTTTTTTGTTTACATATGTTTGTATTCAATTGGTCTGCAACGCCCATGTAATGAGCTCTATGAGCGTTGTAGACATGCATTCTAGCTAAAATTAGTACCCAAACTGGCCAAATAGTCAGTGCCGTCATAAAATATTGTCAACACATCAATTGCATTGGCAGCAGTACTTAGTGTTTTGGTTCCACCTGCAAACTTCATTGTTGAACTAAGTGTGTATGGTCCGCCTGAAGCAGGCTGTCTAATTATTAGTGTTAAACTGTCACCATTTGCCACTGATGCTAATGCATTAACAGTGATGTTGCCAGACAGTGTGACAGTTTGCACATTGCCATCAGCAACATCAGGTGTTAGTGTGCCGGTAGTGCCCAAGCCTGTGTTAATGTGTTCCGAATAGCCTCTTAATACTGCATTATTAATTGCATTGTTGTTTGCATCTATAGGGTTGTTTAAAGGATTTGCCAGTGCAACATTAAATGCACCACCTGAATCTGGCTGAGTGATTGTGATATTGTCAGATGCCCCTGCTGTAACTTGGTTGTCTGCACCACCTGCAACAGTTGCAAATTCTAGATTTACAACATCATTATTGTTAAACACACCTGCATTGCCAACTGATGCTACTCTTAAAACTTGTCCTACTGATGCACTTTGTGATATTGCTTCTGGAAATTCTATTCTGTTAATCTCACAGGCACCTGTGCCTCTGATATACATTTTGCTACCAGTTTCTGCCATATAAATTGCGCTGTTAGCAAGTGTTGAGTTGCCTGGATTAAGTGATAAAGTACCGCTGCCATGAAATTCGTTTCCATCCATATCAATCCATGCAAAACTGGCTGGTCCACCAAATTGTATTTTTGCCCCAGCTGAATCATTTTGGTCCACAAACAATGATAGTTGACCATTGTTGCCCACAATGTTAAAGCCACCAGTTTCTAAATCAGCAGTTAATGGGCTTACACTGCCCCCGCCAGACACTGTTGCAAAACTTAAATTGCCAGCACCATCAGTTTGTATAACTTGTCCATTAGATCCGTCTGTTGTTGGTAAAGCATATGCATTGTGTAGCCTTATTTTGCCAGTGCCATGCGGTTCTATTTTTATGTTACCATTTTCACCACCTACTAATGCAATTAACCCTGAATATGTGCCGTGTGTTTTTAAATTTATGCCCGGATAATTTACATGTGCTGACATAACAGTAGGCACACTGCCTGTTGAAGATATTTCAAAAATACTTGTATTAGTAAAATTGTATGTGCTATAATTTGATGTGTATGACCCACTAAATGCAATTTCGTGTTGACCAGCAGAATCAGTTTTGGTAACTGTGATACCTGTACCTGCTTGTATGTGTGTTTCACCACCAGCAGTGTTTACAACAAATTTTAATGCACCAGATGTTGCATCATACTGTAAAATTCTACCGTCAGCAATTGCAGTTGTATCAATAAAATCAACAATGTCGTTTACTGCTGTAGACATTGTTTGTAGTTCTGCTCTACTTGTTGCTATACTGTCTTCTGCATTATCAAATGCTGATGTTGTTGGTTTACTTGTTGGCCAAGCCATATTATGTCCTCACTATGTTTCCATTTGCATCTGCTGTAGTCCCTACTGTAAAAGAATAATTAATGTTTACTGTAACATCCATCCTTTTTCTTTTACCGTATGCATCTGCATCAAATATATTTAACACTGGATTAGTTCCACTTAGATCTACATAACAAACAGGAGTTTGTGTACCAGTTAAATTATCACTTAAAATTTGTGTAAAAAAATCAACATAACTTCCCACACTGGTGTCTGTGTAAGTTCTTTGTCCCACACTGCCGCTTAGTGTGCTTGTGTCTAGTCTGTTTGCACCACCAAAACTTACAGTGTCTATATTACTTGCACTTTGTAATGTAACATCAAAAGTTTGTAAAAAAGGCACAGTGTCGTTTGCACTGTCCATGGTCTGTGTTAATGTAAATTGAAAATATCTGCCTGTCAATGTGGGCACTGCACCTTGGCCTGCTGTAACATTTTCTGTGCTGGGTGATGCTATTGAACTGCCTGACAATGTGTTACCATACGATATTGTGGTATCAAATGGTAAACCCGTGGTTGCTGATAATAAAATTACAGTTTTATTAATTTCACCAGCATCAAAAATTCTAGATGTGTATACTAATGTTGTGCCATCAGCATATGTGCCTTCCCATGTGGTAAAACCAGACCATGTTGAATAACTTGCCCAAGTTTCTGAAGATGTAGGTACATAAAGTTCTGTTACTTTATCAAAATATCCGTTACCTGTGCCTTGCATTAGATAGAACCTCCATCGTCTGGTAAATTAGCAATTGTGTCTTTAAGATAGTTAATATATGCTTCAAGACTGCTGCCAGTTTTTGTTTCACCATTAACATCATATGTATGACTAGTAAAACCAGAAATCCAATTAATAACACCACCTATTTCATATGTTCTGTCAATTGTGCTTTTGTAGTATGTCACACTGTATTCATATCCTTTGTTTAAAGGAAATTCTGGTGTGATTGCAGGTGAATATGCAACATAATTTGCATCTGTTGTTGGTAGACCATTTGTTTGTATATTTCTAAATGGTATTCTTGCTTGTTCTACAAGTGTAGTGCCTTTATATAGTCTAAATTGTAAAAAATCTATAGATGATTCACTTGGTCTTTGAAAACGCATGCCTAACGCAATTGATCCGCCAATTGCATTAAAATAATTAAATTGGCTTGCTGAAAAATTTCCACCTATTAATCTAAATGCTCCATCATATCCAAAAGTTGAATATTGTGTGTTTTCGCCTAATGGTCCATCCAAATGATCAGGATAGGTGGCTGCATAAGATGTATTTGGTAAACTGCCAGCAACCCATGACTTTAAACCTGGTGGTGTAGGTGGATCTTTTGGTGGGGGTGGTGGTGAACCTGGAGGTGGATTTACACCAATTTTTCCAATAACTTTTTGTATAGGTTTACCTTGGTATTCGTCTGGTAAAAATAATGGTGGTGGTATTTCAACTTGTGGACCTGTTTGATATGGATAATTTGCAGCCACATGTTCTGCAGCCTCAATGCCCACAGTGCCATCATTGTTTAGTTTCATGTTGGTCACTCTAAATGTTGCTGTAGTTAAATTTAAAACAGTGTCTGTTACTCTTACAATATCGCCTGGTTCTACATCCATTAATTCTTGTGTGCATGTCATAGATATTGTTCTTTGTGACCTTGATTTTTTATAAATCATTCTTGCAAAATCTCTTGCCATATAAGGATTTGTAATTGTGTCAAATGTAAATTCACCAGTTAAATCTTCATTATCATCCACAGCTAAATCGCCTGCTTCACTAAAAGCAACCTGTTGGCTTGAATATTCTAAATCAGGATCAATATAGTTAACAAACACATTGTTAAATTTTGTTGTTTTAGTTTCGCCACCTAACGCAATTGTGCCAACAATATTGTCTGCTGTAATATCGTATGCAACTGCAATAGTGCTTGATGTTATGTCAGTAGCATTACCACCATCTTCAACTTTAAGTTTATATCTGCCCTCAATAAAAGGTAATATTGACCTACAGCCAGATAATAGCTGTCTTACATTGTCTATTATTTTAGAATTTGTGCTTAAAACACCATTTAAAGTAAGTATTTTTCCTGTATCAACAGATGATGTATCGTATGTTACTGTTTGATCAAATTTATCTGCTGCAATTTTAAAAACATCAGCATTAATAAAACTTTTATTATAACCTGCACCGTATCTGGGATTCATAAGATAATCTGCAACACAGTTAGCAGGATTAGTTGAATAAGTTTTTGTTAGATCAGCATAATCATTAGCTAAATCTAATCCACCAGAATGTGTGGTTAAGTCATACACTTTTTTGCCTAACACATCAAATGTAACTTGCGGTATACCACCGCCATATGGGTTAGAATCAGCTTCTTCTTGTGTGCTTGCTTTCCATTCAAATCTAAATGCTGCGTATGCAACACCTGGCAGTTTTCGTTCAAGTGTTGGCCAAGTTTTAGATTCGTTAGCAAGACCACTTTGGCTTTGATTTTCTGTGCCATAAAATACTTCAAATGTTAACCTATCTTTGTAACGACCTTGTGTTGTATTATAACGATTATTTGCAACATACACACTGTCGCCTGAAGCCACTGTTGGGTATATTTCATTTTCATCAATTTTAATGCCGGTAATACCTTGTATTTCGCCTTCACATATTGCATATACTACATATAGATATTTGTTATCAGATCCATCTGTTTCAACAAAAATTGGATGTCCACCAACTCGTCTATAACCGTACACAATTGGAATGCCTATGTTTGTGCCAGTTTTGTTTATTTTTACACCAGTTGCAATTTGTTCAGCATCAATGTTTAATGAAGGTGTTGAAAATGGTTTGATTACAAAGCCTACAATGTCGCCCACAAATGATGTAATAGTGCTAAAAAGTTTTTTAACACCTCTTACAAATTTTTTAATTGGATTTGATCCGCCTTTACCCATCGTAGTCCTTTATTTGTTTGACCATGTAATGTCCTACAGTTTGCATACCTTGTGTTTTGTAAAACAACGCAGCACGATCCATATATTTTTGCATTGGCTCATAATTTTTATTAAAATGCATTATGCTTGTTACATAATAATCACAATTATTTTTTCTAAACCAATTAACTAGATTTTGCATTAATTCATCTGCAATTTTTTTACTTCTGTTTTCTGGTTTAATAAAAATGTATAATATTTCACCATATTTTTTATCGTTCCAATGTTTTGTGCCAATTAAACCATATATATAACCTACTATTTGTTCATTTTCAGTTGCAACAATGCCAGCATAATGATTGGCTATTATTGCATCTCGTATATTTTCTGCTAATATGTCTGCATTAATTTTATCTGATTCATGCAAATCAGCATCAATTGCTTGTGCTTGTATACAGTCTATTAATGGTTTTATATCTGCTACTTTGATTGGTCTTATTATCATTATTTTAAACCCCATTTAATTTCGGCCAATGTTTCATGTGAATACTGCATAGAATGATCATTAGGATGTTCTCTTTGAAAATTTTGTTGGTTAGTTCTTCTGCCGTTTTTTCTGTTAAAATTTATAAATTGGCTTGAAACTTGTAGTTGAATATCTGCAAAATTTTGGTTGTTTGTAACTGAATAGCCTGCAATTTTACCTTTAAAAAGCAAATAGCCTGTGTCTGTTGTGCCGTTACCTAATAAACCGTTTGTTGATGGATTTAAAAATACTCTTCGTATTTCTACATTTTTATTAATTTGTGTTGATGTTGCATATGTTGTA